GCAACTTTGGAACCCTCCTTAGATAATCGAGATTTCTTGGCTTCACACTTAATGATGTTACCCACTAGGTCTGTACCTTCCTTCTCTTTAGATTTAGTCAAATATATTATAGTAGATGCAGCATACTTTAGTCCAGCTCCACCACCCATTTCTTTTTGTGGCACATAGGATCCTATCACATCATATGTGTGATTCGTAACAATCATAGGAACCTTTGCCTGTCCGAGCTTCAAGGTTAATACCCTGAATGCACCCTTGATCAATTGAGATTTGGTCATGTCCCTAACTTGTTTATCGTTAGCAACATCCTCCATCTCTTTTGATGTACTCAGCATACCAAGAGAATCAAGAACAAACATCAATGGTTGACGCTGATCCTTTGGTTCCTTCATATACTTGTCAACAATCCTAGTTGCCTGAGTTCTAAACTCTTCTATAGTAGCAACAGGGAAGATTACCATACGTTTGGAATCAATTCCCCTAGTCTCAATTATATCCTTGCTGAGAGCAGACTCAGACTCAAAGTAAATAACGCCACCGTTGCTATTGTTATCAAGAAAGTTACGTACAACGCTAAGGGCAAAGAAAGTCTTTCCTGTTGAGGATTCTCCTGCCAGTGCTGTGACTTTATTGGATGGAATGCCTCCGAATAAAGAACCACTAACGACAGCATTGAAAATATAACTGCCTGTATCAACAAAACTGGATGTATCTCCTGCTGCAACGCCATCACTGACAATACTTGCAAACTCATTACCACTTTCTTTTACTACACTATCTAGAAAACCCATCGGTTACCTCACTTTCGTACATATTAATATAATCGTATTTTTTTGCCAATTCAAGAGCATAAAACCTTGCAGCTTCACGGTCTTCAAAGACTCTTATCTGTTCTGCATCAAGTGCTTCCACCTGTGCATCCTGATATGTTACTGTCCAAACTGTCTTGCTCATTCAAAAAATCTCCCTAGTGTAACTTTCTTTTCGTGTGTCCATCCCACACAGTTTAGCACATTTTTGAGAGGTTCTAAGAAACTCTTCTCAAATTGTAACTGATAATCCACGTACTTGTCAAGGTTCATCTCAGGTGGAATGGTACTAAAAAAGGACACACAATTCTCATGTAATGGATTTGGTGTCTTGAGATAAATGAACTTGATCTTTTCTCCCTCTTGAATATATGGATACTTGTGTTCCAACTTATTCTTTCTAACAAAATCGTTATAAAGTAATGCCCCTCTTACGTGGATGGGGGTTCCTTTACAATAGATGTCAGTTCTGCTGCGGTATTTTTCAAGGTTGTTGCAGCCTCTGGGGAAGGCGACTCCTTCTGTTCCTTGCTCTTTTGTCTCTGCTCTGACACCATTGACAAATGAGATAAGTTCATCATTTGTTTTGCCGATAATGATCTTAAAAGCTGCATATAACTTATCCCTAAAATATTGTGGTGTAGATGACCTAGCGGTCTCAAGTCCCATGATTTTCATCTTGGGTTCTTTGTATCTGACTCCTTCTGAGTCCCATACATTTAATATGTATCTCTTCTTGGCAGTCCATATACCACGATCAGCGATGTTCTCTCGCTTCATAATCATCTTTTGGTCATACGCCGCCACATACGTTGCAAGCTCCTGATACGAGGCATCAATGAACGGTTCCAACTTATCTTTACAGACCTTATCAAGTAGCTCAACGATCCGAACCTTATCGTCAGACTTATTACCAAAAAATTTATCAACAACAGGTCCGAGATTAAGATATATTGAGTCGGTGTCAGATGCAATAACGTAATCTTTCTTATCTGTTGAGAGTAGTTTATTTAGGTAGGCATTCATCTTATTCTCTATCCACCTGATAGAAACTTGACCAGATAGAGTGATAGCCTCAGCATTTGCAAGACGATAATACCTAAAATGCTCGTTGCCGATAGCACCATAAGCACTGTTAAGAGATATCTTCTTTGCCATCTGTATGTTGTTACATCTAGCAATCTCTTTCGTGAGTTCAACCGATGGATTCTTCTCATATTCTTGCTTCGCTTTAATCATTTTCTTCTTGAAGATGACCCTAGAGTCATACATCTTCTGCATCATCAATGGTAAGAACCCATGCTTATCCTTCCTGTATTGTGCTCCATTAGCACACACAGCAAACTCACCATCTATCTCTACATCTTTGTTTAAGATCCCTTCAACGCTGGCATTACTGTGTCTAGTCTCCCTGAGGGTCTCTGGTGAGATATTGTACTGCATAATAAGATGAGGGTACAAGCTATTAAGGTCAAAATTGACCACCCAATCATAGCGTCCTGGTTTCGGTTCCTTGACATATGCTCCTGCGTATTTGTCATCTTTCTTTGTCTTACTTTTCGGTGGTACTACCACATTGATCTTACTTAAGTCATTATATATCAGTGTGTCCCAGACTCGCACCTGTGAATACACATCAGTAAAGTTAACCTTAGCATCGTATGCCATAGCAACACACAACTCAACAAGTTTCATCTTATCTTCCAGACGGTCAACAAGATCAACGTCATGTATGTTGTATTCTACAAAACGATCCCAGTCATTAGTATAGAAATCTTTAAAGTTTTCATACTGTGAGTGGTCTAACTTAGCATCATCCAACTCTACCATAGCAATATGATCTAGTCGGTATGACTCTTGGTTGGTGTAAGTAAACTTCTTATAGAGGTCAAGATAGTCAAGGATGTTAACACCAGTGATATCATAAGCAATGTTAGTACGTCCTTGAATGACAATCTCCCTGTCATATACTCTCTTCCAAGGTGACAGAGACTTCTTCCATTTCTCACCCAATATCCTCTCTACTCTACGACAGATATAAGGTATATCATAGAGGTTACAGTTCCATCCTGTAATAATGTCAGGAGTATTCTGCACCCACCATTGTACAAAGTCCTCAAGCATCTCTGCTTCAGTCCAGAAGACACGATACTCGTGCTTCGATTGATACTCACGTGTTCCCCACGTGATGATCTTCTTTGTATTGAAATCCTTTATAGTAATGCATAGCATCTCCTCAGCAGACGCTGCTACATCAGGGAATCCATTTTCACATGCGACCTCAATGTCAATCGTATAGATTTTCATCTTGGTCATATCATAATCTACTTCAGAAGTAAACTTCTGAGCGATGTGTTGATAAAGAAATCTCTCATACCCATGCACCTCTAAACCAGCAGCATTCTCATACTGTCTGAGGAAGTCACGTGCCTCTCTAGCACCGTCGAATTGCTTAGGGTATGCTTTCCTACCATCCAAGGTCTTATACTTGGAGGGTCTCTTCTGAGCATCAGGAACCAGATACATTACTGGCTTTGACTTCTCCCTATACTGCACAGGTTCACCATTCTCATACCCTCGGTATAGAATGTCATCACCTATTAAACAAAGATTAGTATAGAAATCACTCACTGATTGCTTCTTCGTACAACTTGGTCACCGTCAAGGATGGGTCCATTATAGTCAGAACATCATCACTTGTCAAGAAGATGTCACGTTGACTGCTGTGTAATGGATACTCCTCAAGCTGACACTCAGGTGTAACGTAGAAACAATTCTCAATCAGTAGATTCGGTTCCTCCTCCATCTCCGTGATTTTCCCAATCAGATAAGTTTGGGGGTGGTGTTTGAGTATAATCAACTTTAGCATCGTCTTTTTTAATCGATTTGTATTTTGCTATTGCCTGTTGCCATCCTTCAATCACATTAGAATGTGGATCAGAAATTGCAACCACTGAATATAGTGTAACAATATTTCGGCCTGTTGCCAATGGTGACCAAGGGAAAAATTCTAAATCAATTTCACCCAACTCATCCATTGGTGTCTCGATGGTCTCGTTAAACATGTCCTCAGATGATCTAAGGATCTGTACGGTAAAGGCATCGATAAACTCATATGCAATGGCAGACTTACCTGACTCAGGACGGATCTCCTTTACGTCAGCTACTACGTCCTCTCCGTTTTGCATTCTTACGACCTTTACGCTCATAGTCTTTCTCCATTAGGTTATCAAATGTGTTTCTCACTAGGTCAACGAAGGCACGTCGAGCAGTGATATTCTTTTCTTCAGCGAGGATATGAACCATTTGGTTGAACTCATCAGTATACACTGGTGGGATATCAACTGTCAAGGTGTCCTTCCTTTCCTCTTTACCTGAGCACAGGTTTACATACATGTTCATAGTTTTGTCCACAAAAAAGAGACCCATCGGGTCTCTTCGGTTGTGTATTATATATGTTAGTAATCATCATCATTTGTCTGGGACTCAACCCACTCAGCATTGTTTCGACAGTATGCATCAGCATCTATTTCCATATGCCAGTGGGTGATGGTATGAAGAGTCTG